GATATTCCAGCCTCTAGGTATAAATACTACCGATAAATATTTGGACAAAAATTTTTGGCTGGATTCATCAGATCGATTAATGTATGAGGGCAAAGCACCTCAACTTTCTGACACCAGATCAGCCCGTATGCCCGCTTTCTTTGAACATGCAAACACAAATCTACCCCAGTACGCTTAACCTCCACTCGGAAAAGCTAGAAAAATTAGTTGAAGATTTAGAGAATCAATTTCCACCTCACACCATCCATCCGAAAGAAGATATTACTGCTATCATGTATAGAGCTGGACAAGCTAGTGTGGTAGCATATGTTAAACAATTATTAGAATAATATGTGTCTATTTAAAATTCCAGAGCCTAAACCTCTGCCAATGCCTCCTCCTATAACACCTACACAGGATACGGATGTATCTTTACCTACGTCTCAGCCTTTAGTTGATAAAGACAAGACAGCCCAAGTATCATATGGTACAGGTCAAAAGAAAGCCGGACCTGCAGCTGGTAAAAAGAGAGGGACAGATCAATTAACAATAGCTCTTAATTCAGGTAATACAGGATCAAATACAGGAGGTATGAATGTATAAGGCAAGTGAAAGATACAGTCAACTAGCTTCAGGACGTTCACAGTTCTTAGATACTGCAGTTGAATGTTCAGAACTTACCTTACCTTATTTAGTACAACATGATCTAAGTTCAAAAAGTGGAAAGAAAGATTTACTACAACCATGGCAATCAGTCGGTGCCAAAGCAGTAGTTACTTTAGCAGCTAAATTAATGTTAGCTTTGCTACCTCCACAGACAAGCTTCTTCAAACTACAAGTCAGAGATGATAAGATAGGTGAAGACATGGATCCAGCAATGAGAAGTGAATTAGATTTATCTTTCTCTAAGATAGAAAGAATGATTCTAGATTACATTGCTGCTCAAAATGATAGAGTTGTAGTACATCAAGCATTAAAACATCTGATAGTATCAGGTAATGCTCTTATCTTTATGGGTAAGGATGGGCTAAAACATTTCCCACTCCAAAGATATGTTGTAAATAGAGATGGTAATGGTAACATTCTAGAGATAGTTACTAAAGAAATTATCAGTAGAAAGGTACTAGGTATTGAACCTAAACCCTCGTACCCAAATGACCCTAATAAACAGGGTGCAGGTTCAGATGAGGATGACGCAGAAGTATACACATGCGTTAAATTGGATCAGCAAAGTGGTCGTTGGATTTGGCATCAGGAAGTAGATGATATGATCATCCCTGATAGTCGTAGTACAGCACCAAAGAATGCTAATCCATGGTTAGTTCTTCGATTCAATACAGTAGACGGAGAGGATTATGGACGTGGTAGAGTAGAAGAGTTTATAGGAGACCTTAGATCACTTAATGGACTATCACAGGCTCTTGTAGAGGGCTCTGCAGTAGCTAGTAAAGTGATCTTCTTAGTGTCACCTTCAGCTACAACTAAACCACAGACATTATCTAAAGCTGGTAACGGTGCTATCATTCAAGGTAGACCAGAAGATGTAGGAGTAGTTCAAGTAGGTAAGACTGCTGACTTCCAAACAGCTTCACAGTTAATGATGGGTCTAGAGAAAAGAATCTCAGAAGGTTTCTTAATACTTAATGTTAGAGATTCAGAGAGAACTACAGCAGAAGAAGTAAGGATGACTCAGTTTGAATTAGAACAATCTCTCGGTGGATTATTCTCATTACTAACTGTAGAATTCCTTATACCATATTTAAACCGAACGTTGCTAGTACTTCAGAGATCTAATGAAATACCTAAGTTACCTAAAGATGTGGTAAGACCAAGGATTGTAGCTGGTGTTAATCAGTTAGGTCGTGGTCAAGATGCACAAGCACTTACACAATTTATGGGTACTGTAGCTCAGACACTAGGTCCAGAAGCTATATTAAAGTATGTTAATCCGGGTGAAGCTATCAAACGATTAGCTGCATCACAGGGTATAGATGTTCTTAACCTTGTTAAAACTGAACAACAGTTACAACAAGAAATGGCTCAGCAACAGCAGCAACAACAGCAACAATCATTAGTAGATCAAGCTGGTCAATTAGCAAGTACTCCTATGATGGATGCTTCAAAAGATCCTGATGCTAAAGATAGAATTGATGCAATATCACAAGCAGTACAACCACCTCAAGAATAAATGGCAGAAACATTAACAATTGATCCTACTCCACAAGCAGAAGTAGCAGGGGAAGCTGAAGGTGTACAACTAACACCTGAAGAACAAGATTCCCTACAAGTAGGAGAAAAGATACAAGAAGAACAAGAACAGTTATTTGCTGGTAAGTATAAGTCAGCACAAGAACTTGAAAAAGCCTATGGAGAACTTCAAAAAAAACTTGGAGAAAAAGGTAATGAAGATAGCGAGTCAGCTGGGGACACCGAACCTACTGACTCAAAAGAAGACAGTGAAGAAACGGAAGAAACTTCACAAGCTTCTCCAGAAGTTGAGTTAATAACATCAGCTTCTGATGAGTATGCTGAGAAGGGAGAACTATCAGAAGAGACACTAGCTAAGTTCTCTTCTATGAGTAGCCAAGATTTAGTTAAAGCTTACATGGAAGCCCAAGCTAATGCACCTGAACAGTCTCAACCTGTTGCAGATATATCAGATGCCTCAGTAAATGAGGTGAAAAATTTTGCAGGGGGAGAGAAGTCTTATGATAATATAGTTAACTGGGCTAGTCAAAATCTAGACCAAAAATCTATTGAAGCTTTCGATAGTATTGTTAACACTGGTAGTGTTGATGCTATTAAGTTAGCAGTATCTGGATTGAAATCTCAGTATGATAATGCAAATGGATACGAAGGTAAAATGTTAACAGGAAAAGCACCCGTGGAACAAAGAGATGTCTACCGTAGTCAGCAAGAACTAGTTGCAGCTATGAGTGACAGAAGGTATGATAACGACCCTGCTTATAGGCAAGATGTTATCGCTAAACTAGAACGATCAGACAACTTGGAGTTTTAATATGCCAACTTATGATGAAGCAAAGCAGATACATAAGTCTGCAACAGAAGCACAAAGACGTGCAGCTGAACGAGCACGAAGGAAAAAGTATAACCCTGATGGCTCACTAAGAGTTTCAGGTCCAAATAAGGTGAACGATTAATGACTAAGAAAAAGAAAGGTTCTAAGTCTGATATAGGTGGAGGCTCACCACAAGGTACTTATAAACCTAAAGACTGGGAGTATATAACTGGACCTAAAGCACCAAAAGCTAAACTTAATGGTCCAAATCCAGTAAATGATGAAGCAAATGTATAATAGATATCGTGGCGACCTGAACCTTCATCATCGCCGTGGTTAACTTACACTATTTACAATGAACGATACAGAAGTAATCGCTCTTCAACCCCCTATAGAATATACCATGAACGAAAACGCAGAAGTACAAAACGGACGCTGGGCTATGCTTGGCATCTGGGCAGCTCTTGGAGCTTACGCCACGACTGGACAAATTATCCCCGGAATATTTTAATGAAAAAAATCACTCTAGCTATTGCAGCTACCCTTTTCTCTAGCCCTGTATTGGCTGGACCTTATGTTAACGTTGAATCAAACGCTAACTACACTGGCTCTGATTATACATCAAGAGCAACCGACCTACACTTAGGTTATGAAAACAATCTTGGCGATCTTGCATACTATGTACAAGGCGGCAAAACAATTAATGCTGCTGATGGCGTTGATTCAGAGTCTAATTGGTCTGGTAAGCTTGGTGGCAATATCTCTGCTACAGATAAACTTGGCTTCTATGGTGAAGTATCTTTCGCACAAGTTAAAGATGCTGACAACACCTACGGTACAAAGCTAGGAGCAAAATACTCTTTTTAAATAAATGACTACAGCCACACTAACAAAACCAAATACCAACTGGCAGAGTTTATGTGACTGGGTTACGAGCACAGACAA